ATTTACAATGATTGAAGCGATTAAATACCTAAACAAAGATTGTTTTAAATATGAATTTTCTGTTGTTTTAAAAAGAACAGGAATAATTGAATTAGATAATAAAACGTTTTATAAAAATTTTAGAATACCAAAAGAACAAATAAATAAAGTTTTTAAAGATCAATATATTTTTGGCACAACTCAAAAAACTGAACTTGTTTATTTAGAATATTTAGAACAAGTTTTCAAAAACCAAGTTATTGATAAAATAGAAAACGAGTATGTTAAAAAAGATTTTTCGCCTGAAGTTTTTATCGAAAAACAAATTGTTTTTGAGGATTGGCTAAAAGAAGTTAAAATAAATATTAAAGAAATATAAAATGTCTTTTGATTCTAAAAAATTGTATATCATTAAGAATAAAAAAAAGATATTTATAAAAAATATTCAACATTTAAAAGAAATACAACAACAAACAATTCTTAAAAGGTTTAAAAGAGCCGTTTTAAGACTATTAAATTTAAAAATATGAGTAACATACCAGAACATTATGAAAATGGCAAAGATTACGATTTAATCGATGTTATAAAGGATTATGATTTATCTTTTAACCTCGGCAATGTAATTAAATACGTTTGTAGAGCAGGAAAAAAGGAAAACGAAATAAAAGATTTGGAAAAGGCGGTCGATTATTTAGAGCGTGAAATTTACTATATGGAACAAGATTTAAAAATTAAAATTTAAAATATGAATTATTACGAATATTGCCCAGAAGACGAAAAGGAATTTAATTGTACTGTTTGCGACAAAGCTATTGACTGGGAAGGCGTTTGTTCACAAACTTGTTTTAATACTGATATGATGTAATATGGAAAATAAAATAAAATTTAGTTTAATTCTAATATTTGGATTTGCTGCAATTAGACAAATAATATTATTTAAGGACTATATTGGATCAATATTTTTATTTCTAATATTTATATCTTTAATTTTAAATAAAGAATAAAAAAAAAGCCGTTATTTTTTTAGTAGCGGTTTTTTATATACATTTGCAATGTACTTGTATTTAATACGTTGTTATATTTTTAATTTATTACAAAAGGTAAGCACTTCCACAATATGCTTACCTTTTTTTTGTTTATATTTGGCGTATATGGATGTTAATTTAATAGGTTGCATTGCTGAATATCAATTTGCGGTTGAGGTGATGTCTAGAGGTTTTTTTATTTCTTTTCCTTTGTTAGACGCTTCGCCTTATGATTGTGTTATTGATACTGGAAAAGGTTTTAAAAAAATACAAATTAAATCAGTAGATAAAAAAAAGGATGTTGTTCGTTGTTATATTAGAAAATCTGTACAAAAACCTTATTCAAAAAAAGATGTTGACTATTTTGCCATTTATGTAAAACATCACAAAGGATTTTATATTTTCAAAAATAATGGTAAAATAAAAAATATAACTTTAGGAAAAAACATTCATAGTAAAGATTATTTTAATAACTTTGTATTTACATAATGTTTTCATATTTGTTTTGTTAAAAACCGTTGCTATTTAATAGTGGCGGTTTTTTTGTATTTTTACAAAAATTTAGATTATGAAGCTAAAAATAAAACAACCTATTTTAAGAAACGGACAACGATTTAATGAAGGCGATATTATTAATTTGCCAGATAACATTGCAAAAGTTTGGATAAAAAAAGGATTTGCCACAAAAAAGAATAAAGCTAAATTTGAAACAAAAGAATTAAAAGTTGAAAATATAGAAATCAAAGACGATGCGACAAATTAAAATAAATTCACAAGTGGGAAATGAAATTTTAACTTATAATGAGGTTAAAGATTACGTTCGTATTGATACGGCATCAGATGACAATCTAATTTCGCAAATGATTATTCAGGCTCGTATTTGGTGCGAAAACTATATTTCTAGAGATATTGTTTCAAAAAATAGAACATACTATTTAGATTCAACTAATGGTTTATTTGATTTGCCATTTGGCCCAGTTTCAAGTATTGAAGAGATTACAATCAGCGGAACTGTTACAACTGATTACGAAACTTTAGGTTTAGATAATGAAACGATTGAATTGGATCAAGGCCCTAGTGATCGTGTCAAAGTTACTTATATAACATCTGGAATAAATGACGCTTTAGTAAAGCAAGCAATGTTACAGTTAATTTCAACGTATTATGATAATAGAGCGGACTTTGATTCAGGCGATTTAAAAGGTGTTCAAATCATTCCAACATCGTCAAAAAATATCCTTAATTCTTATAAAGCAATGTTTTTGTAATGCAAAGCGGAAAACTAAATACTAAAATAACAATCAAAAGATTAGTTAAAACTGAAGACGAATTTGGAGGGTTTAATTCTACTTTGTCAGATGTTGCAACAGTTTGGTGTGATTTAAAAGAAGTTAGCGGCGAAATAAAAGACTCTTTTGGTAAAAGGTTGCATTCAATACAAATTGAGATAATAACGCGTAAAAGAACGGCGGATTTAATTCAAATAGGCGATATATTTACTATTGAAAATAAAAGCCAGAAATATAGAATTAACGAAAAATATGAGTACAATTTAGACTATGGCACTAAATTAATTGCAACAAAATCTGAATAATGCAAACTAATTATATTAAAATAAACCAATCCGATTTGAAATCTTTAAAAAAGAAGATGGATAATTTACGAGCGTTTGACAAAAAAACATTGTCAAATGAGATTGGAAAATCTGCGTTAGAAATTTCTAGGATTGCAAAAAAAAATGTTGTTGTTGATAGCGGTAATTTAAAACAATCTATAAAAGCTGAAGCAAAAGGAAAAACTGCGGAGGTTGTTGCTAGAGCGAAATATGCGCCTTATGTTGAGTTTGGAACTGGTGGGAAAGTTGATCTAAACGATATGTTGGAACTAGGTATTCCAGCAAGTTATGCCTCACAGTTTAAAGGAAAGGGAATAAAAGATATTAATCTACCAGCAAGGCCGTTCTTTTTTAATGCCGCTAGGATAGGTTTAAAAAATTTATTAGTTCGTTTAAATGGCGAAATAAAAAAAGCGATTCAATAATTTATGAAAGGAGCAATACATTTATTAAGAAAGGGAATAATAAATAAACTAAAAAACAATGTTTTGTTAAATGGCAATGTTGTTCCTATTTATAATAGAATACCAACAGACGCAACGTATCCAATAATTAGAGTTTACGGCGTTTCTACTGACGAAACAGACAACAATCAAACATCTTTTATAACGGAATCAGTAACACGAATTGAATGTATAACGAGGTTTTATTCAGACGATGGCGGAGAGTTGGACGTTGATTTATTAGTTTCTCAAGTTCTGGAGTTGGTTCGTACTAGATCAAATGATTATGTAGATTTAACCGCAAGCGGCTTTAAAGTTTATACAACAGTAAACCAAGGCGTTACATATTTAGAAGACGATTTAAAAGATCATACATATTTTAGAGCAATTATTGAAATATCAAACAAAATAGAGCAAATTTAAATTTTTATATATGAAAGGCTGGGCAAAGGTTAAAGATTTATTTTGGTATTCAGATAGCGAACCAAACGAGGTTTTAATTGCTTTTTGCCACGTTGTAGCGTTGCCGTCTTCAATGATTATGGAATTTCACAATCCAAATCCTTTGTTTATTTTAGGCGGTGTTTCTGCTGGTTTATTTCAGTTATGGGCGGTTTTATTCAAGGGTTGTTTAAAATATCGTTTAATTGCGGTACAATTAGCTTCTATTGTTGCAATAATGACTGTTATTAATCTTTGTTTAGAGAATTTAATGGAAGGTTCTAGAGTTGGCTGGGTTATTATACTTGGATTTGCTTTTTGGAATACAATAAGAGTTTTTAAAGAAAAAATTGAAAAGGAATAATGGATCAATATGTACAAATAATAGTAACAATTGCTGGCGTTTTAGGTTCTGCGTCTATTTGGAAATATCTTGAGGCTAGGCTAAAAGCAAAAACAAACCTAAAAAAAACCGAAATTCAAAATTCAGACGGCGTGCAATATAGAGATGACTTAAAAAATAGAGTTAGAAATTTGGAATCAATGCTAGCCAATTCAAGCGATGAAAAGGATCAGTTAAGAAAGCAAGTTTTAGACTTGGTTGCTGAAGTTCATTCCCTACGAGTTGAGGTGGACTATCTTAAAAAAGAAAACGAACGATTAAAAAATAAATAAATGAAATTAACGGCGAATTTTAATTTATCAGAATTTCAATGTAAATGCGGTTGTGAAATGCCAGATAATGTTTTAGAAAATGTAAAACTATTGGCGGAAAATTTACAGATGTTAAGAATGTTTGTAAAAAAACCTATTACAGTAAATAGCGCGTATAGATGTTTAAAACATAATCGTGTTATAGGCTCAAATGACACTTCACAACATCCAAAAGGAAAAGCAGCAGATATTAAGGTAAAAGGAATTAAACCGAATGAAATTGCTAATATCGCCGAGCAGTTAATGGATAAAGGCCTTTTTAAAATGGGCGGAGTTGGTAGATATAAAACATTTACGCACGTTGATATAAGAGGCAAAAAAGCACGATGGTAAATTATACCTTTATGCATATAATAAGGGTTTATTTTTTGTATATTTAAATTATGAAAAAACGTTTTATATATTCTCTAAAGTGTCCATTTACAAATGAAGTTCATTATATTGGAAAAACAACAAAAGGAATGACAAGGCCTTTATCTCATTTAAAAAAATCTCATTCAGAAAAAATACAGAAATGGGTAAATGAATTGAAAGTATTTGGTCAAAAACCTTTAATAGATGTAATATGTTTTGTTTCAGAAATAGAAGATATTGATGCCGTAGAACAAAATGAAATACATAAACATATAAAAAAAGGGTGTTATTTATTAAACCTAAAATCGATTAAACCTTTAAGTATTATTCCAAATTTAGATAAAGAAGATGAAACAGGTATAGATAATATATCTGCTTTTTTAAAAACAAGAAGAAAAAACGCAAATATTACCCAAGAAGAGTTTGCAGAACGTGCAGGGGTTGCTTTAACAGTAGTACGCAAATTAGAGCAAGGAAAAGCAAATGTAAACCTAAATAATTTAATTACTTTACTTTCTATGTTTGGTTGCAAAATAGATATATCTAAAATAAAAAATGTATAAAAAAGCTAACATTATGCCCTTTTTACATATAATAAAGATAGTAAAAACTAACAATTTTTAAAATGGCTAAACAATCATATAAAGATAAAAACGGAACTACAAGGGTTGGCGATGCTTTGCGTTGGTTAGTTAAACAAGGGAAAAAAGTTGCGCCTGAAATTATAGAATTAGCTGGAAATATCACAGGAATAGAAAGTTTAAAACTACTTTCAAAAAAAATAAAAGAAGATATAATTATTGATCCAAAAGACAAAGAACTTTTGTTGAAGGAATTAGAATATGATATGTTAGAAATGTCTGAAATAACAAAAAGGTGGGAATCAGATAATAAAACAGATAGTTTTTTAACGCAAAATATAAGGCCTTTAGTACTTGCTTTTTTAACATTAACACTATTTATTTACATTATATTAGATAGTTCTTTAGAAGGCTTTAAAATAGCTTCTAAATGGATTGATTTATTAAGTTCGTTATTGCTTTTGGTTTACGGTGGTTATTTTGGTGCTAGGTCAGCGGAAAAAATTGTAAAGCATTGGAAAAAATAAACAATAGCTAAAATTTTGTATTTTTGTTATAATTAAAAATAAAAAAAATGAGTGTAGCTGCAATAGTTCAAATAGACGACCAATATAAAGGGGATACCTACGATGGTGTTCAATTTACTCTTTTAAATACAGAAGATAGTTCGCCTATTGATATAACTGGCGCTGCTATAAAAACACAATTTAGATATAACTCAAAAATAGGTAAAGTTCAAAAAGAAATTACAAATGGCGAAGGAATAACAATTTCCGATCCTACTAATGGTGTTTTTTCAATAGATCCTTTTTTAATTGATTGGCCAGCAAATACATATTATTTCGATGTAGAAATGACTTTTCCAAATGGAGTTGTAAGAACATATATACAAGGCACAATAAAAGTAATTCAAGATATAACGAATGGATAATATTACTGTAATAGTTGAAGATTACCCCCAAGAAATAACTGTTCAAGTTACAACGACTGGAATTACAGTAGACCAGGCTAATCAAATTGTCGCCAATACTCAAAAGGTTTCAGATATTAATCACGTTGCAATAGAGTTATTTAATGTAGACAATACGAGCGATTTAGACAAACCAGTTTCAAACGCTACAAATCAAATATTAAATACAGATAGGCAATCTAGAATTGACGCTGATAATGTATTGCAAAATAATATAGACGCAGAGGAAATAACAAGATTAAACGCCGACAATTTACTTCAGGATAATATTGACGATTTAGATGTTAGAGTTACTGTAAATGATGCAAAGGTAGGTATTACTACACAACAAGCGAATGATATAATTACTAACAACGCTAAGGTTGGAATAACGCAACAACAAGCGGAAGATATTATAGCTAATAATGCTAAGGTTGGAATAACTTCACAACAAACCAGCGATATTATTGCCAATAACGCTAAGGTTGGAATAACAACGCAACAGGCAAATGATATTGTAACTAACAATGCTAAGGTAGGTATAACAACGCAACAGGCAAATGATATTGTAGCTAATAACGCTAAGGTGGGAATAACTACAACGCAAGCAAACGATATTGTAGCTAACAACGAAAAAGTAGGTATTACTACGCAACAAGCAAATGATATTCTTACTAATAACGCAAAAGTAGGTATTACTACAACGCAAGCTAATGATATTATAGCTAACAATGCTAAGGTTGGTATTACAACAGACCAAGCTAGTGATATTATAGCTAATAATTCTAAAGTAGGTATAACTACTGAACAAGCTAATGAAATATCTGCAAACACTTTAAAAGTAGGTATAACTACTGAACAAGCTAGTGAAATAACTGCAAACACTTTAAAAGTAGGAATAACGCAACAACAGGCGGAAGATATAATTGCAAACAACGCAAAGGTAGGTATTACAACAGACCAAGCTAGTGATATAATTGCAAACAATGCAAAAGTTGGAATTACAAGCCAGCAAGCTAGTGATATAATTGCAAACAATGCAAAAGTTTCAGATATTAACCACGTTAGTTTAGAATTGCCAAATGTAGATAATACCAGCGATTTAGATAAACCAATTTCAACGGCTACGCAATCGGCTTTAGATTTAAAAGTTAGTATTTTACAAGATTATATTAATACACAAAATACATTTAAATCAATTAGCTTTGCAATGGATTATTCAGATCGTGTTAAAGATGACAATGGTAGTATTGAAAGTAGGGATTGCGTTATGAGTAGTTATTTAAAAATGATAAATTAAAAGATATGGCAGTAAAACCAAAATTAGCCTTAATTCCAAGTGGATACAAAGCAAGTAAAGTATATTCTGTATTACCAAGTGATGGTGTAGGAGATTTTGACTTTAGTAGAAGTGGACAAGCTACAAGAGTAAACAAACAAGGCTTAATTGAAACAGTAAGTAGTAATGTACCAAGACTAAACTATCCTATGATAGATGGTGTTGTAACTGGTTGCCCAAGTTTATTATTAGAACCACAGAGGAGTAATTTGGTTAGTTATTCAGAAGCGTTTGATAATGCTTATTGGAATAAAAGTGGTGGAACTTCTGTTTTAGCAAATCAATCTATTTCTCCAGATGGAAATTTAAATGCAGATAAAATAACTTTTTCTTCATCAAACCAAACCATTGCAAGGTATTTTTCTTTAAATTCTGATATTTATACTGTATCTGTTTATGTAAAAGGTAATGTTGGAGAAACAATTAGATTAGCAAATCTTGGTACAGAATATAATTTCACTTTAACTGGAGAATGGCAAAGAATTGAAATAACAATACCAACTGCAACATCAGCGGGAAATATTGTTATATCTACTTTTGGTGGCGCTACTGCAAGAGAAATATTTTTATTTGGTGCACAATTAGAACAAGGCAGTTACGCTACATCGTATATTCCTACATCGGGAAGTATAGGAACGAGGAGTGCAGAAGTTTGTAATGGTGCAGGTAATGAGCAAGTGTTTAATGATAGTGAGGGTGTTTTGATGGCAGAGATAAGTGCTTTAGTTGAAACTGAAACTTTTAGAGATATAAGAATAAATGATGGTAGTTCTAATAATAGAGTTGCAATTAGATATAGCACAACTACAAATGAAATAGAGGCTTATGTTGTTTCTAATGGTACTGAAACATTTAAAGGAGAATATATTTCACAAAACATTAGTAATTTTAATAAAATAGCTATTAAGTATAAAAATAATGATTTTTCATTATGGATTAATGGTATTGAGGTAGTAGCAAACACAGGAAAAAATGGAGGAGGAACGCCTGTAAATTTAAATAATATTAATTTTAGTACATCTTTATTTAATTTCTACGGAAACACTAAACAAATACAATACTTTGACAAAGCATTAACAGACGCAGAATTACAAGCATTAACAAGTTAATAGTAACAATTACACTTATGATAAGAACAAGAGTAAATCTATACATAACAAATACAATAAGATAAGATAATTAAAAAAAGTTAACATAATAACCAAAAGTAAATACATAAAATTATGATAAAAATAGCTAAATATGCTTTTTCAAACAAAGAACAAGTAGAAACTAAAATACAAGGTTTAGGGGTAGCTGAAGATGAAAATGGTAACGAATATCCAACACATAAACATACCATAGTACATTTAGGTAATATCGTTTTAGAGCAAGGAGAATACGATGAAGATGGTAACGAAGTAGTTGCACCAGTATTATCTGATAAATGGCACGTTGATGTTTTATGGAAAGATTTAGAAGCTGATGAAGACGGTGCTATTGACCATCCTTATGGTTGGAAGTCTTATGCAGTAGATATAGATGGCGATGGTGTTCACTCATTTTTAGGATTAAGTTACAACGCGCATAAATTTTCAGAATAAATTAAATAAATAAATATTTGTATATTTACAAAAAATTAAATAACATTAAAAAATTTATATAAATGGCTACAACGGGAGTATTTAACGGTACAGACTTAATTTTACAAGTTGAAGGCGCAACAGTAGGACACACAACAAGTTGTTCTTTATCATTATCAATGGATACGCCTGAAGCTACAACAAAAGATTCAAACGGATTTTCAGAGTACATTGGAGGCGTTAAAGGAGGCGAAATATCATTTGAAGGTTTAATTGCTTATGACGATTCTGCAAACGCTATTGAAATGGCTGATTTTCTTTTAGCTAGAACTAAATTAACTTGTATTTTCGGAACTTCAGAATCTGGCGATGCAATTTATACTGCTGAAGGGTTTTTATCTAGTGTAGAAATGTCTGCTGANATGGAATCTGCGGTTTCTTATTCNGGATCAATTACGATTACTGGNGCAATCACAAAATCAACAAACGCTTAATTAATTAAGCTTTTTAAAATATAAGAGTCGCCGTCTATTTAAGGCGGTGGCTTTTTTTTTACTAATAATAAAATCTTTTAAAAATGACAAACAAAAAAAGAGGTTATATTGATATAACTGTAAACGGCAAAAAGAAAACCTTACATTTTTCTATGAACTTTTGGGCGGAATTTACCGAACAAATGGGCATATCACTTCAAGAAATCGGATCTGTTTTTGAGTCAGGCGTTTCGTTAAATGGATTGCGTGCGTTAATTTATTCTGCGGTATTGGCTAACGATTTAGAAAACAACAACGAAGTAGATTACAATTTATATTCTGTTGGTACTTGGTTAGACGATATTGATGCGGAAACAATTAATCAAATTGTTGAAACAATGCTACAATCTAAAATTTTAGGAAACTCTTTAAATGGTGGCGAACCAAAAAACGCAAAGGTCCAGCCGTCAAAGAAAAAATAAACTTTGAAAAATTAACCGATTATTATATTGGAATGATAGGAATATCACCAGATAATTTTTGGCGGCAAACCTGGAGGGAAAACGGTTTATTAGCTGAATCGTATCACAACAAGGTTAATTTAAACTGGGAACAAACAAGATATATTGCAACTATGATTCACAATGTAAATTGTCAAAAAAAGTCGCAAATGTTAAAACCAGAACAATTATTTTCTTTGCCAGTTGATAATGCTAGAAAAAAGAAAAGATCAGAGCCAAAATCAACTCCAAAAGAAATGAAGGCGTTTTTGGAAAAATATAATTCAATGATAGCTAAAAAGACGTTTAAATAAAAGCGTCTTTTTTTTTGTATTTTTGTCTAACTACATTTATTTAATTATGGCGCAACAGGAATTAAAAGTTAATTTAACAGGGGACAGTTCAAAGCTAAACAATGCTTTAAGTTCTGCGAGTTCTAAACTATCTGCATTTGGATCAAAAATGCAAGGAGTTGGAAAAAGTTTATCAACAAAATTAACTTTGCCTTTGGTTGCTGCTGGAACTGCTGCTACAAAACTAGCTTTAGACTTTGATAAGTCAATGACTCAAATACAATCGTTAGTTGGTGTTTCTGCTGGTGAAGTTTCTAAAATGGGCGAAGCAGCTAAAAGAATGGCGGTTGATACTGGTAAAAGCGCAAATGAAGCTGCTGAAGCGTTGTTTTTTATAACATCTGCTGGATTAAGAGGCGAGGAGGCTATGCAAGTATTAGAGGCGTCTTTAAAAGCTGCTGCGGTTGGACTTGGTGAAACTAAAACAATTGCAGATTTATCTACGTCAGCATTAAATGCCTACGGATCTGAAAATTTAAGCGCATCGGAGGCAACAGATATTTTAACGGCTGCGGTTCGTGAGGGGAAACTAGAAGCTAGTCAATTAGCTGGTTCGATGGGTGGCGTTATTCCAATAGCGTCAAATATGGGTGTTAGTTTTAACGAGGTTGCTGCTGCTATGGCTGCAATGTCTAGAACTGGAACAAATGCTGCTGAAGGTGCAACTCAATTAAATGCGATTTTAGCGTCTTTAAAGAAACCAACAGAACAAGCCAAACAAGCCTTGGAAAGTATGGGAATGACGACTGATAGCGTTCAGAAATCATTAAGGGAACAAGGTTTGTTGGATACATTAGAAATGTTGCAAAATTCAATGATTAAAACAGGATTGGATACAACTGCAATATTTCCAAATATTAGAGCGTTAAAAGGGGTTTTGGATTTAACAGGTGCTGGAGTTGAATCAAACAGACAAATATTTGAAGCATTAAACAATACTTTAGGCGCAACAGACGAGGCTTTTGATAAAACTTCACAATCGGCATCATTCAAATTTAAACAAGGAATGGAGTCGATGAAAACTTCTTTATTAGAAATTGGAACTGTAATATTGCCAGCGGTTGTTAAAGCGGTTACAAAATTATCTGAATTTATTAAAAGAATGTCAGATCGTTTTAAAAATTTATCGCCTTTTGTACAAAAATTAGTTTTAGGATTTGGCGGAATATTAACTGCGGCTGGGCCGTTGTTAATTATATTTGGTAAAATAATGACTGGATTATCTGCATTAGGGCCAGTTTTATCTTTAGCAGCAACAGGATTCAGAGCTTTAAATGCCGTTATGATAGCAAATCCAATTTTAGCGGTTGCAGCTGCAATTGCTGCGATAGGAGTTGCTATATATAATTATACGAAATCCCAAAAAGATGCTTTAAATCAGGTTCAAACAATTGAACAAGTAGAACAAAAAATTGCAGAAAAAAGAAAAAAATTAGCTGAAGAGCAAGCGAGGGTTGCAGATGGTTATGGTGGTCAAGTTAAAAAGAATGTTGAAAATTTAAAGCAAGAAATTGCAGCTTTAGAGGAAAAAGAAAAAGCTATAAGAGCAGCCGCAAAGGCAGTTCAAGAATCAGAAAATATACCGCAACAAGACGCTTCATCTTCTGGAGATGAAGTTGAAAAAGAAAAAGAAAAACAAAAAAAAATTACAGACGTTGTTACTGGTGCTTTAACGCAAAGAAAATTAGCAGTTACTACCAATCAAATGGAAATTGCTGGAATTAAAGATGTAGCAAGGTTAACAGAAACGGATAAAGTATTACAAAATAATGCTACAAATGCTGAAATTGAAACACAAACTAACGAACAAAAAAAACAACGTTTAAATGATTTTATTTTGGCTCAAGAGGAAGCGAGTGCAAGAATGCGAGCAATTGGATCAGCGGTTGACAGTTCTTTTGGTGCAATAGGTAATTCAATTACAAATATGTTTGGAGGCGCACAATCTGCAACTGGTGCATTTGTTGGAACTTTAGCAAAAGACGCTTTAAAAATAGTAGGAAGTAATTTAAAAATAGCGATGGGTGGTGGTATCGCTTCTGCAACAGAATCAGCAAAATCATTTGGTCCAGCTGCGGCTTTTGTTTTACCAGCTTTAATTGCTGGTGCAACTGCATTAATTAGCGGATCGTTTTCTAAATTCGCCGATGGTGGTATTGTTTCAGGGCCAACAATGGGGTTGGTTGGTGAATATCCAGGTGCGAGGTCAAATCCTGAAGTTATTGCGCCGTTAAACAAGTTACAAAATATAATAGGTAACACTGGCGGCTCACAAAATATAAATGTAGGAGGTCAAATAAGGTTAGACGGTCAGGACTTATTAATTGCAATTGAGCGAGCAAACGAAACTGCGGACAGAATATTTTAAAAATAAACAATGGCATACGGCGTTAAATATAGATTAGAATTTTCCGATGTTTTAGGATATGGAAAAAAAGTTGAAATATTAAAAAAAGATTATACTGGTGAGGTTTTACCGATGGTTGGAACTGAAGAGCCAGTTGTTATAAAATGGAACTCTAAAAATGATTTTTACAGTCCGATTATAGGCTCAAGATGTCAGCTTAATTTAATAGTAACGGACACCGTACAATATGACGATTTCTATAAATTTGACGAACGAGAATATAAAGTAAAAGTATCATTTTCAAAAAGTAAATCTCAAACTTATGCTGATAGGATTACAGAAGATGCTGGTTTTTATGAATCCTTAGAATGTATTGATAATTTTTTAGGTGATTTTTATACATTATCAACTTTTTATGAAAAAAGAGTTCAAGACGATAACGGATTTGTTGAATCTTTAGATTGCGTTTCAAATGCTATAATTGACGAAAAATATCCTATTTGGGACACTTATTGGGTTGGCTGGCTTGTAGTTGATCGTTTTAAAGAGCAAATGACTTCTACGCCTTATAAGGTTAGTTTTAACGCTTTTGATGGTTTAGGTTCTTTATCTGATTATGATGCGCCTATATCAGCAAATGACGATGTGGATGAATCTGCTGCTATATATGATTACGAACGAATAAAATTAATTTTAGATAACTTAAATTTAAATTTAGACGTTTACTATATAAATGATTTAACACAAAAAACGAAATTTTATACTAAATTTCCAGGTCAAAAAACAATACCAAACTATAAATTTGAACTAACTGATAATTTAGATTTATTTACGGCAAAAGAACAATTGGAGTTTTTATTGAAAACGTATAATATGAGAATTTACCAATCTTTAGGTAAATGGTTTATTGTAGAAAATTCAAATGTTTTTGATATAAGAGTAAAAGACGAAATTATAGCGTTAAACGTTGCTGGAACTCCGCCTGACAATATAAGAGAATTAATAAATTTAAAATTAAAAGGAGGCGATACTGAATTTTTAAAAGCTGAAAAATATAATTATTTAGGAGTTTCTCAAGGTAACGAAAACGTTTCAACTTTAAGAGTTGCACCTAAAGATTTAATTCCGATTAGTAATAATTTATCTAGAGAATATTTACAACCTATCGAGAGTGTTACTAGAGAATTTACAACAACGCAATTAGATAGAACTTACTTTAATTCAAACGCTGGTTTTGAATATGGTTTAAGCGGCTGGAATGTTACCTTAAATAGAGCAATTTTAAGTACTGACGTAAATACAAAACAAGGCGCAAAATCTATTTATTTAGATGCTGAAACTAATTCTATTGGATTTTCCTGCATAAACACAACTAGAAATGATGGTGTTCAAAATTTGGTTTTAAATGATGCAAAATTCGGGTTTTCATTTTTTGTTGATGCTGACGATAAGGTAAATTATAATATAAATTATAGTATAATTTCAACTAGAATAGGAAGCGGTACTGAGCCTCAATTTTTATATTGGAATAGTGAAACCAAAGAATGGCAAACCGCACAACAAATAAATAGTATAAGTTCAAATCAGGTTAATTCCTGGGTTGATTATAGTCAAAGTTTAAAATCTCCTTCTAGTAATGGTTTAGATATTGATACTAATACTAGAGAAATAAAATTTTATATTTATAACACAACAACAACTAGTTCAGATTATAATACAACGTATTTTGATAATATTGGAATTTACCAGGAACGTTCTGAATTTTATTTAACAAATCCTGAAACTTTAAACGTATCAAAAGATTTAAAAATTAGAACACAAAGAGCAAGCGGATCAACAGGTTATTCAACAGTTAAAAAGTTTGAATCAATTTATTATCCATACAAAAAACCAGCAAATGACGACCGTTGGCTGCGAACAAGGGACAGAAATTTTATAAGTGGCACAACCGACAAGTTAGGGTTTTTAACCAACTTAGTTAGTCAAAATATTATGAATGACTATCGAAATTATGTTACAAGATATACAGGTTCTTTTAGGTCGTTAAATCCAACGCCTTTGTCAATGCATAATAGAATTTGGTTTGACTGGAAGGATGTTTTACAAGACGAACAAAGTACAATAATTGACGAAATTAGTTTTGGCATTAAATCAAACAAATACAATGTTAAAACTCACTTGCCAAATGACGATACAGATTTGGATGTAAACATTAGAATAATAGGATAACAGAATATTTTTTTTCTTTTTTGTTTGTCAGCCGCTAACTTGTAATTATTGCATTTTGGCGGTTTTTTATTTAAAAAAATTTTTTTATTTGAAAATTTATTTTTAATTTTGCTATAAATAAAAACGAAAAAATTATGTTTGAACAATTATTTAAGGCGGAATTAAAACGCCTAAATTTAAAGCGGTATGACGTTTGCAAAATTTTAGATTGCACAATGCCAACTTTAAAATCACGATTACAAAATCCTAAAAACTTCACAATTGGCGAAATTATAATCCTTCAGGAAAATGATTTTAAACTAAAACAAATCACAAAAGATTTAACCATTTAAAAAAGACAAATTATGAAAACAATAAACATTAAAGGAAAAGAATATATTACAGTAAATGAGCGGTTAATTTACTTTAGAAATAAAGAAGTTTTTACAAACTGGGGAATAATTGAATCAATTGTTTCATTAGATGACAAAGAAGGTATTTTTAAAGTTGAAATATTAGACGGTGATGGCGATATTATAGTTTCAGCACACGCCCAGGAATATAGAGATTCAAGCTATATAAATAAAACATCTTTTTTAGAAAATGGTTTTACATCTGCTTTAGGTAGGGCGTTGGGTTATTTAGGTATTGGAATTGACACTTCAATAGCTTCAGCTGAAGAGGTGCAAAATGCAGTTAAAAACCAAACAAGTCAACAAGATCAAAGGGAGTGGCTAACAGAATCACAACTAAACGCAACTTTAAAAGCTACAAAAAAACAAGCTGAAAAGGTGATAAAAGATTTTAGAATGAAAAAAGATTATAGAGAAAAAATAAATAGTAAGTTTAATTTAAAATAAGTAAAAATGAGTACAGAGAAAAAAGAAACAATTTATTGCGGAAGCGGAAAAAAAGTAAGCACGCAATACGGAGATTTTAGAGCCATCACTTTAAATTTAAGTGATTTACCAGCGGAACATATTTTTGAATACAATGGTAAAAAATACATTAAACTAAATGTAAACGACAAAAAACAAGCTGACAACTACGGAAAAGATGTTTCAGTATCTGTTAATACTTGGAAGCCAGACGCTGAAAAGAAACAAGTCGAAGAGGCTGCGCCTTCAGATTTGCCATTTTAATTAAAATTTAATTATGTTTTAAGTGCGGTTTCAAATTAGAAATCGCATTTTTTTTTAAAATTGTTTTGTAAATTGAAAATATTTTTTTACTTTTGGAAAAATAAATAAATTAAAACATTATGATAGAACAAATTAAGTATTTAGAATATCGCATTCAATCCTTAGAGAAGGAGTTGGAAAAATTAAATGAAATAGTAAAGCAACAAAATAATTATTTACTAGGCGAAACAGAAAAAACAAACTAAAAGAAACAAAAATGAAAACAAAATTTGACACTAACGAAGTTTACCATTCATCGCCTGGAATAAGTGCTTCAGGCTTAAAAACGATTTACAAAAAATCAGTTTACCATTTTTTAAATCAAAAACCTTTTGAATCGTCAGCGATGGCTTTAGGTTCTGCGGTGCATTGTGCAATGCTAGAGCCTGAATTGTATTATAAAGATTATCACGTTATGCCTAAAATAGATAGGCGCACAAAGGCTGGAAAAGAGGCGTTTGCAATAGAGCAAAAAAAGGCTGAAGGAAAATTGCTTTTAGCTTTTGAAGATCACAATAAAATCACTAAAATATTAGAAAATTTTAGAAATCACGATTTGGCGCAAAAGTATTGTAAAGGCGAGATTGAACTATCTCACTATAAGAAACACAAAAACATTGACGTAAGAATAAGGCCAGACGTTTTAAATAAGATTGAAAATTTTATTTCAGATGTTAAAACTTGTCAAGACAATTCGCCGTCTGCATTTAAAAGAGATGTTTATAAATATGGCTATCATTTACAAGCTGCATTCTATTCAGATATGATTGGTTTACCAGCAGAAAATTTTAGGTTTATAGCAGTAGAAACAAATTATCCGTTTTCTGTTGAAGTTTACGGTTTAAGTTCTGAAATGATTGAACAAGGTCGTAAAGGTTGGAAAAGGGCGTTTAATGATTGGAAAATATATATTGAAACTGGTATTGTTTCAGGTTATATTTGGAATGAGTTTAACGATGACGGTTCTTTAATTTTGTAGTTATATGGATTTAAATTATATAATACAAGTAGTAAATAATCATTTTGAAATTGATATTCGAGAAAATAAAAGAGATCGTTATATTGTAATGTGTAGGGCGGTTTATTTTTATTTTGCAAAAAAAACAACAAAATTTTCACTTGAAAGGATTGGAAAAAAAGTAAATAGAGATCACGCAAGCGTTTTGCATTCTT